GACCTATTACAAGAGTCTGCGTGAAAATATGAAACGCTTGTCTAGTCCTCGTGGCTACACTGCGTATTTTGAAACTTGGCATCCTGCTACCATTGACGAACAACAAGAGCTAGTAGAAGATATCAAAACACTGTTTATTGAACAGACCCTGGACACACGAATTGAGGCAGCACTGCCACTACTGGCCAGAATACAACAACAAGGAAATGCAATGAAAGAAGCACAGATTTTTGAAAACTGGATCAACAACATGTCCGAAGGTACTTGGAACTTGCCTGAGACTCCAGAACAATTGAACAAGCTCAAAGAGCTCATGACTACCGAACTGATTGTAGGGCCAGATGCTACTAATGCCACAGAAGTGCTGTATGACATTGTAGGCGATGACGTACTGTTTGATCGGTTGAGTGAATTGGCCGAGCGTGATCCGCGTGCCAATGTATGGAATGATACCGAAGTAATGGAACGATTGAGAGAACTGGGCATCGATCTTCCAGAACCAACTGAGCCCGTGGCACAAGAGCCCGCACTTGACGCAGCAGCACCGGTTGCCGCAGCAGAACCTGCACCAGTAGCACCTCCTGTGGCAGAACAGCTCAACAAGATACGCAAAGATGCAGGATTACCTGTGGTTGAATCCATACTGGACGAGTCTGGCGAAACAATTGATCACATCCTGAATCGTTTCAAACACGAAGTTAGTCAATTCAAAGCAGGGGAAGAATTGGATTCTGACCTGTATGAAGCCTTGTTTGATTACTACTCGGACCGCGGCGACATGCCATATGGTATTGCCAAAGCACGTACCGGCGATCCAATTACCTGGGTAAGCGACAAGTTGAATGGCTACCTGGGTATCGACGAAGCAGACAATATGGCCACGTTCGTCGAAACACCACTAGATGAAGTGTTTGGTATGCCTGTGGTTGGCGAAGCTGCTGATTGCAACATGACCACAGAAGGCAATTTCTGCCCCGAACACGGCTTAGCCGAATGTGGCGGAATGATGGAAATGGGCACAGTAGCAGGCGGCATTGCTCCTGTAATGGGAGAAGCTGGCCAGGACCCAATGGACCATCGCGGTGCAGTCACAGACAGTTTTTACGAATCAGCTTTGGCAAGAATAAAATCACTGGCTTTGCTCAAGTAACATAAATAAAACAAAGAAGTGTGTGTAGTGGCACACATTTCCGTAAACAACTAGATAGGCAAAATTCTCTACCGTAATGGTAGGAAACACAGACAGGCTGTGTTAAAATAACCTTGTAGGCAACATTTAAGCAAGTCTTAAATTTTTTTAATCATATTAACGCACATGAAAGGCAACACAATATGGCAACACTAGCAGACATTCGAGCACGACTACAGGCATCTGAGAACAAGGGTTCTAGCAACACAGGCGGGGGTGACAAAGCAATTTACCCGCACTGGAACATGGAAGAAGGCCAAGCTGCCTCACTACGCTTCTTGCCCGACGGCAACAACAAAAACACATTTTTCTGGGCCGAACGTGCCATGATTCGACTACCATTCAACGGCGTCAAAGGAGAAATGGATTCTAAACAAGTAATGGTACAAGTTCCTTGCGTGGAAATGTGGGGGGAAGCCTGCCCAATCTTGGCCGAAGTTCGCACTTGGTTCAAGGACAAGAGTCTGGAAGACATGGGTCGCAAGTACTGGAAAAAACGCAGCTACATCATGCAGGGTTTTGTGCGTGAAAACCCCATTGGTGATGACAAGACTCCGGACAATCCAATCCGTAAGTTCATTATTGGCCCACAGTTGTTTACCCTGATCAAGGGCGCACTGATGGATCCAGAACTGGAAGAATTGCCAACTGACTACCTGCGTGGTCTGGACTTCCGCATTGCAAAAACTCAAAAGGGTGGCTATGCAGATTATAACACCAGCAAGTGGGCTCGTAAGGAATCGGCGCTGACCGAAACTGAGCAAGCAGCAATTGATGCACATGGCTTGTTTGACTTGAGCACATTCTTGCCCAAGCGGCCTGGCGAAGTTGAACTGCGTGTCATGAAGGAAATGTTCGAAGCTAGTGTGGATGGACAGCCTTATGATACTGAACGCTGGGGTCAGTATTTCCGTCCAGCAGGTGTTAATGCACCCGCAGGCGCAGCTGGCTCAGCCGATGATGCAGAAGCAGCACCTGCTGCTCGTACTGCACCTGCAGCAGCAAAGCCCGCAGCATCTAGCCCTGCCTGGGAAGATGACGCAGAAGCAGCAGCAGCATCCTTGGTCACCAAGCCAGCAGTTGGCAACCAAAAGGCCGAAGACATCCTTGCGATGATTCGTGCTCGTCAAGCCAAGTAATTGAAAACATACTGTATTGATTACAGGCAAGGGAGCATGGGCAATACAATATTAGCTCATGCTCTTTTTTCATGTGGACAAATTGAGTTAGATTTAGAAAATTTTTTTAGCAGCAAAGGTGATGCACATGCTATTCAAAAAATTAACAAAACCAACTTGATCGCACATCATTTGATTGAATTTCCTGACAGTTCTTTAACCTGCGTAGCACAAGTAGTTTGTCAAGATTGGTGGGAAATACTACGAATCAAATTGTCGTATTCAAAATGGTATAAAACTACACCGACGTTAGACAACATACCTACGTTTTTTTCATTCTATGTAGACGTTGAAAAAGAACAACAACAGCTATGGCATCAGTTTTACATTGCTTTCAAAGATCCAACCTGGCCTGAGTGTAACAACATCAGTGATATTGTAGATCTTCCTGCCGAAATACAACAAGAGATCAATCAAGCATTTTGTATGCCAGTTATATCTGTTCCTCGGACTGAGCAGCAGTTGGTTGAATGGTTAGCGACTACATATTACGATATGTTTTCCACGCTTGCTAAAACTACACCTCATTCTAAGGTAATTCCCCTAGGCAATTATATTCAGGGAAATTTAACAAGTTTAATAGATGTTTGCACGTCTGTAATGAATTGGTCCTGGGATCACAATCGTAGTCAGCAGTTTTACAACAGGATGCGTCTGGTTAATCAGGAATACTTTGATTGGCTAGATCAAATCAAAATAGCAATAACTTCTTCATCGGCACACAATCTAGAGCCATGGGAACAGGCATTGGCAATTGCTAAGTGGTGTGTTGATGAAAATCAGCACCCAAGTAATTTAAATTGGGATAGTGTCGGTTGCAACGCAGACACAAATCATTTATACTTAAACACATTATTAAGGAAGCAGCATGGGAAAACCATTTGACATAAGCAAGTTCCGCAAGGAAATTACCAAGAGCATCGACGGTCTCAGCATTGGATTCAACGATCCCACAGACTGGGTCAGCACAGGCAATTATGCACTTAACTACTTGATCTCAGGAGACTTTGCCCGTGGCATTCCGCTGGGCAAGGTCACAGTGTTTGCCGGCGATTCGGGCGCCGGCAAGAGCTACATCTGTTCCGGCAACATTATCAAGAACGCACAAGAACAAGGTATCTTTGTGGTGCTGGTTGATAGTGAAAATGCTCTTGACGAAGCATGGTTACAAGCACTGGGTGTAGACACTAGCGAAAGCAAACTGCTCAAACTCAGCATGGCCATGATTGATGACGTTGCCAAAACTATCAGCACATTCATGATCGACTACAAAGCACTAGCTGATGGCGAACGTCCTAGAGTGATGTTTGTTATTGACAGCCTGGGCATGTTGTTGACTCCCACAGACGTTAACCAGTTTGAAGCAGGCGAGATGAAAGGCGACATGGGCCGCAAACCTAAAGCACTTACATCGCTAGTTCGCAACTGTGTAAACATGTTTGGTAGTTATAACGTGGGCATGGTATGTACCAACCACACATACGCAAGCCAAGACATGTTTGACCCCGATGACAAGATCTCCGGCGGTCAGGGATTTATCTATGCATCAAGCATTGTGGTTGCAATGAAGAAACTCAAGCTCAAAGAAGATGCAGACGGCAACAAAGTTACCGAAGTCAACGGTATTCGTGCTGCATGCAAGATCATGAAAACACGCTATGCAAAACCGTTTGAAAGTGTGCAAGTCAAGATCCCTTACACAACGGGTATGAGTCCTTATTCGGGCCTAACTGACTTGATTGAGAAAAAAGGCCTGCTCAAGCGTGAAGGCAACAGCTTGGTGTTTACCACCAGTGATGGCGAAATTCTCAAGAAGTTCCGCAAAGCATGGGAAGCAAATACTGATGGTTGCTTGGATGTTGTCATGAAAGACTTTGCCAATCAAAAGAGTGAGGTAAGTACCCCTGACACTGACCAGGAGGAAACTTAATGATAGAATCAGTTGCCAGCGAAATTTGGGGTGAGCTCAAACGCTATGTTAACACTGTGGACCGCACTGAAGCTGCTGAAACAGTTCTAAATATTCTTATTGACAATGACTGCACGGTAGACAATATCAAAGACGCCTTCAAAGGCGACAGCGATATCAAACGTGCTCTTACAGCGTATCTTGACAACGACAAAAGTTATGAAGATGACGAGGAAATTGAAGAAGATGACATCGACGAGTCCGAAGATGATAATTGGGAAAACTGACAGTTCAAAGTATTTTCCTATCAAACAAGGAGTTGCTTGCCAACTCAAGTGGACATGGAATACTATTCGTCTCTATGAAGGAACTTCGGCATCGTGTCACAGAGTACATGGCCTGAATCTAGATGTATCAACTTTTGAAAATTTTCACAATGATAAAAAATGGGTTGACCAACGAAAGTTAATGCTTGAGGGAAAATTTCCTCAAGCAGGCTGTCAGTATTGCGAAAATATTGAAAAAAATGGCGGGATAAGTGATCGACTAACGCATCTAAAAATACCCAATTTGTATCCAACTGAACTAGATGATGATCCGCTAGCAGTAGTGGTCACACCACGAATTTTAGAAGTTTTTTTAGATAATGTTTGTAACATGGGTTGCATATATTGCGACGAATCAAACAGTTCTCAAATACAAAATGAAAATTTAAAATTTGGTTATATCAAAGTTAAGAATGTTACTCCTAATAATCAGATCGTCTCAAAACACCCGGACTTTGAGTTGTTAACAGAAAAGTTTTTTACTTATCTTGAAAAAAATTATCACCAGCTAAGAAAACTAAATGTTCTAGGCGGAGAACCCTTCTTTCAACAAAGTTTCCCACGCCTGATTACATTTATTGAAAACAACAACAATCCAGACCTAGAACTAACTATTGTAACTAATTTAAAAGTTTCTAGAAAAAAACTAGAAGAATTTGTTCTCAAGATGAAACATATTGTGTCTAAGAGAAAAATTGCTAGATTGGACATTACAGTGAGTCTTGACTGTTTTGGAGACGAACAAGAATATGTTAGGTACGGATTGGACCTAATTAAATTTAAAGAAAACTTTGAATTTTTAGTAAAACATCGTTGGATTACATTGAACGTTAATAGTACAATAACTTCTCTTACGATTAAAACTATGCCAGAAATGATTAGATACATTAAATCTTTCCTAACGGAAAGAAAAATATTTCATTCATTTGGGCTAGTAGACGGGAGACCGTGGTTGCATCCAAATATTTTTGATGGTAAATTTTTTAAAAATGATTTTAAAAACATCCTTGAAGAGATGCCCGACATAACTGAATGGGATAAAAATCAAAAACATTACATGGAAGGCATAGTAAAATATATTTCAATTTCTACTACTGATTTAGAAAAATTGCATGATCTTACTGCATATCTTGATGAAATTGATCGTAGACGAAACTTAAACTGGCGCCAAATATTTCCTTGGCTGGATCAGCATAATGAGTTGAATAAGGATAATCATGTGGTATAATCGTATAACCGCTGACTTGAGTAAGATCCCAGATTTTATTTCCTACTACGAAAACGAAATGCTATCTGCCAAAAAAGATTGTATCATTGGCGGACTAGTAGAACGCAATCTCAAGGAACTTCCGGGCACAACAGAACAACGATTTTATCAGTTGCAAGAAATTGAGGCAGTGTTAAACTACCTCAATATCCAGATTCGTAAAATACGCAGAAAGCATTTTCAGAAGTATCTCGAAAACTATGCCAGAGCACTAACCAGCAGAGATGCTGAAAAGTATGTGGATGGTGAAGACGAAGTGATCGACTACGAAACTATAATCAACGAAGTAGCATTGTTACGCAATCGTTGGTTGGGTATCATGAAGGGACTGGAAACCAAGCAATGGCAAATGGGACATATTGTTCGACTGCGTACTGCTGGCATGGAAGATATTTCAGTCTAGCACTGCGACACTGTAAATACCAGTATGAAAATTGTATTAGTAACTGGGGGATTTGACCCAATTCACAGCGGGCATATTGCATACTTTACGGCCGCTCGGGAACTAGGTAATAAGCTGTATGTTGGACTCAACAGCGATGCTTGGTTGCGTCGAAAAAAAGGTTCAGCATTCATGCCCTGGACCGAACGAGCTGCAATCGTTGCAGCCTTGCACGTGGTTGATCGAGTGATTGAATTTGATGACGCCGACGGATCAAGTTGTGCTGCAATTGAAGCAGTAAAGCTACTGCATCCCGATCATGAAATCGTCTTTGCCAACGGCGGTGATCGTACACAAGATAACATTCCCGAAATGAAAGTTGACAGTGTGGAGTTTGCGTTTGGCGTGGGCGGCGAAGATAAAAAGAATAGCAGTAGCTGGATCTTGCAAGAATGGAAAGCACCTAAGACCACCCGTGCCTGGGGCTATTACCGTGTGTTACATGAAGTAGGAACCAATACCAAACTCAAAGAGCTTACTGTAACACCCAAGACCTGTTTGAGCATGCAACGACATGATCAACGACAAGAGTTTTGGTTTGTGGCTGAGGGCACTGCCACAGTGTATACCTTGGACGAATCCAGCACCGATCAAGACATCAAATGCCAGTTAGATGTGCATGAGTACACCTTTATTGAATGTCGTGAGTGGCATCAGTTGTGCAACGAAACTGATAAGCCACTAAAACTTATTGAAATTCAGTACGGCAGCGACTGCATTGAAGAAGATATTGAGCGACTATGAAACCAATTCCAATATTTGTAGGATACGATCCCAGGGAAGCGGTGGCCTATCATACCTGTGTAAACAGTATCATACGCAATAGTTCTAGACCCGTAGCTATAGTTCCTGTGGCACTGAATCTATTTGGCGACTACGCAGAAACACACACCGACGGCAGTAATCATTTTATCTACACACGCTTTCTTGTGCCACATCTAATGGACTACACAGGACATGCTATTTTCATTGATGGTGACATGATTGTGCGTGGCGACATTGCGGAACTCTGGGCTCTACGCAATCCTGGCCTGGATGTTCAAGTGGTTAAACATGACTACAAAACTCGTATGCCTATAAAGTACCTAGGAGCAAAGAATGAAGACTATCCTCGAAAAAATTGGAGTAGTGTTATACTGTGGAATTGTAATAGCTTTCCTAACCGGCGACTTACTCCCGAGTTCGTCCAACGCTCCACTGGTAGTGAGCTCCACCGCTTCTCGTGGATAGAAGATGAGCGTATTGGTGAACTCCCCAAAGAATGGAATTGGTTGCCCGATGAATACGGGCCAAACCCCGACGCCAAGCTCTTGCATTATACCTTGGGCACTCCATGCTTTCATGAGTTTGCCGATACCCCACAAGGCAACGAGTGGCATCGCGAGCGTATTCTAACTGAATACTGCCAACAAAGGGACATCTAATGATACTACCACTTGCAGTGGTTGGGCGCAGTCCAATGGAAGAATACACCAGTTTGTATCCCAACGACTTGGTAGCAGCACTAAAGCACAG